GACCGTCGACACGACGTTAGGGTTCGATGAAGATTTTTAATATTGAGATTACAACATGGTTACCACCACTGAAGAGTGGGACAAAAAAAGCGAGAATTTGCTGCGCGAATGGAAAGAGAAAGCTTCTGGGTATCGGTGGTTACACAATCACGCGCGCATGCTACAGAAATCCAGAAGCGATTGGCTCTCCTACCCGAGCATCATCATTGCGTCAGTGACCGGTGTTGGGGGCTTCGCGTTCATGAATCCCACAAGCGATGGTGAGACGCCCGATAACATTCGATGGTTTCAACTCGCGTTCGCCACACTCAACGTGTTCGGAGGCATAATGACGAGTTTGAATAAATTTAGTGACTGCGCGTCTCTCGCCGAGAAACACTCGACCGCCTCGATCGCATATTCAAAACTCTACAGGGCTATAGACATGGAACTGACACTGGATCCGGCACACAGACAGAAGAAGAGCGTCGCGGATTTAGTGCGTTCATTTCGAGAACACTACGATCGCCTCCTCGACGAGAGTCCCGACTTGCCGTGTAAATCAATCATCGCGTTCCAAAAGAAATTTGGTGATGACGCTCGAGCGAAACCCGAGGTCACGAACGGTCTCTCTCCGGTCATCAAAGACATCGCTCGAACGCAATCGATCCAGAGCATCATGGGGAAATGGAAAGATGCGGTCATGAAGAGGAGGATGTCGGCACCGACGACGACAACTCTGTCTCCGGGGATGAGTGTGTGACGACGAATCGTTTCAAGGGTGATGTCACGGCATCGACCCACCACTTTTTCTTCTTCGGATCCCATTTGGCGCCGTGTTCTTTCGCGTATTCTTTGTCGGCGTACGGGACGTCCAGGTACACGCGAGACTTCTTCTTACCAGCCCCGATCGCCTCGTTCGCCAACCGATCGGCGTGATCGTTACCTATGGAGTGGGGATCCTTACCTCCCGTGTGCGCGCGAACTTTGTACACCTCGACGTTCGGCGTCGCCCTATACATCTCGTGCGCACGCCGCACCATGTCTTTGTTGGGTATGTCTTTCGACCAGCCGCTCGCGGCACACTTTTCACCGTATTCCCCAACACACCGAAGCGCATACGTGGAGTCCGTGCACACGGTCACCTGTTCTCCACGCGCGATCTCCTCGGACAAAATTTCATGGGCTAGGATGAGTGCGCCGAGTTCGCCCGTGTTGTTCGACTGTTTGCCGACCACACGTCTCGACACGTTTCGAGGATCGTCATCGCCGAAATAAATTCCTATTCCCGCGATGGCGTTGGGTTTGCCGTTGTGCACACACGACCCGTCCGTGTACACGTAAATCATGTTTTTTATTCAATCGTCACGTTTAATTGTCGTCGACGAAATACCTCCATTGCGACTTATATTTGTTGTACACCAGATCGTACACGTTTCCGGTCGGTGCTTCTTCGTACGGACCGGCGTGAACTCGGTCGACCATCAACGGTCGAACGTTCGCGTCGCGCGCCGTCTTGTTTGGCCACACACCAAAGTTTCCGACCACGAAATACGTCGGTGGCTTGAGCGCATCCTTCCCGGCGCCGTAGTGTTTCATGATTTGTAATTGTCCGTTCAACGAGGCGTAAAAATTCGGCAACTCAAGGTTGAACTCACTGATCATTTTCGTGTGGTTCACCGTCAGACCCATCTTTGAATGGAGACAAGAAAAAAATATTGTCGAAATATAACCAACGAGACGCGATGGATCCGAAGATCATCGGTCTGATAGTAGTGATTCTCTTAGTCGTCGGATATGTGACATGGAATGCACTCTCAGGTGAAGACCCAGAACTCTCCCAGAGTGCCGGTGATGGAGCAGCGGCGGCGATGGACGGGGAAGACGTGTCAACTCCGGAAGCGATGTCCGAATCGGCACAGGTGGATGAAAACGCCGTCGTACCCGAAGATGCTGAGACTGTCGAAGAACCCGTCGCCGAAAACGAACCCAGTGTGGATGATCCGAAGTCAATCAATGGACTCGTCGGATGGTTCACGGGTGATAGCTGGGATGAAGAAAACGAGATCTGGAAAGATTTGTCTGACGAGAAAAACGATGCCACGGAGGTGACGGGTTCGATCATCACCGATTCGTCCAATTTCTCTAACAATAACAAGTTCCTGATCGGTGGCGTGGATGCAGGCATTCGCTTTCCCCAGGAATGTTTGAGCACTGGAAAGAAATACACCATGATCACCGTGGCTCGGTACAACGGCTCCACGCGCGGACGCATCTTCGACGGTGTCGGAGGCAATTTCTTCAGTGGATTCCACGCTGGATGGACTGGAGGCGCGCATCGCGACGGATCCTACTGGATCGCGTGGAATGGGCATGCCAACGATCACGACAAGGAGAGTCAAAAGTTCATTGTGCACACCGACATGAAGGCTATGCTTCGACGCAACGGTATTCGACGATCCGGACTTACGAATTACCGAGGACAAATCCCGAGACAAATGTCAATCAACTATGGTCAGTCGAATGAAAAATCCGATTGGGCGGTCGCCGAGGTTTTATTTTTCCGCGGTGAACTCCCGTCATCTGAATACAAAAAACTCGAGACGTACCTGTTCAAGAAATACATGATCGCCAAGGAGATTCGTCCGAAGGTGCACACCGCCCAGGCGTGGACGCGTTACGAAGATTTCGGCTCGATCGTCAACATGGGTCACATTTGCGGCGACGAGGGCATGCTCGCGAACACCTTCCTCCTTCGACACCGCAACGGACAAGACCCGAACGGTAATTTCGATTTCCGAGGCGATTGCATCCAAGCCGTCGACGGTGGGGTCGAGGACAAGAACGGTTCGGTCGTCCCCACCGACCAAGGCGAGTGGTGGGAAAACTACTCGAAATTGGTCAACTTCGATTGTAAGGACAAGGCGATCGCGGGGTACCGCTTCGAAGGCGTCGGTGAGAAGAACATTCGCGCCAAGTATTCGTGTCACAACGCCGCACTCAACAAACAATCGTGTTACTCAAAGGAACGTGCGCTCGGTCAGAGGGGGTCGGGTAATTTGGTCGAAACGCTCGACAACGCTGTGGTCGGGTGCGACACCCCTGTACAGGCGATGACGAAGCTCGAGCTCGTCGAAGAAGATGGACAACTCAAGTACAAATATAGATGTTGCAACCTCGAAGACTTGTAATCAAAAATAATTTCGCATATTATATCAACTAATTATGATAGCCATCATAGGTGGCGTGGTCGTCTTGATCATCATCCTCGTGGCAGTCATGATGATGGGCGGTGGTTCGTCCAGCGTCGACGCGTCTGCACCGTCGACGGACACTTTGAATGAATATAACCCAGAGGCTGCGAGTGAAGAGGTTCCGACCGCGAATGCGGGTGACGAAGATGTGCCGGAGCTTGAAGAGGAAGAACCGGTGCAGGAGGTGGAGGTCTCAGAGGACACTCCGTCCGTCGAAGACCCGACGTCCATCGAGGGGTGCGTAGGTTGGTTCACAGGGGAATCGTTCGATGACGACGAACAGGTGTGGAAGGATCTTTCAGGGAAGGGGAACGATTGTACGGAAATCCGCGGTGAGATTTTCAAGACGGACGATTCCAAGGGGAACTATTACATCCAAGGTGGCAAGGAGGATGGATTGAAATTTCCAAAGGCGTGCATGACGAACACCAAGAAGCACACGTTCTTTTCTGTCGCGAAATATGCGAGACAGCAAGAGGACACGTCAGCTAGGACAAATGAACGCATCTTCGACGGCGTGGATGCCAACTATTTGGTTGGTTTCCACGGGTACTCACCGTGTAGCGGTGTCTACGGGACGGGACATCGCGACGGTAACGGATGGATCGGACACTGGGAGTGTTCTGTATACAACAAGGATAAATGGGTGTTACACACCGACCAAAAGAGTCTTGTGCGAGTGAACGGGGCGCTGAAGACGGGTAACACGACTAAGGCGGAAAAACGCACCTCCCAGATGACCATCAACGATGGCATGGGACGAGGCTGGGGTCAATCATCGGAATGGCAGGTGGGCGAATGCATTTTCTATGATCGCGAACTCAACGACGAAGAAATGACTAAGGTTGAACTCATGTTACACAAAAAATGGGGGATCCCTCGTCGTGTACGCACACAACAATGGGTACATAACAACGTCTGGGGTCGATACTGGCAAGATGCAACTGGAGGATTCACGAACAAAGACGCATTCGATACCGTGAATCGTTTTGGAGTTACCTGTGGTGATACTGGTACCAGCTACATGGGACTTCGCTTCGTTCAACATCATTATTATGATGCCACGGAGGAAAAATGGAAGCCCAATGGAAACTGGGGTAACGACGGAGGGTGTTTGGTGAACTCTGTGTCCGGTGCGGGTGCAGAGAAAAAAACGCAGTGGACGAGCTTAGAGGAAAACAGGTCGTGGCAAGAACGTCTTTCCAGTGCCTTCGATATTGATTGTGGTCGAAATGGTCTTCAAAATTGGGAATTTGAACTTTCGCCGAACAAAGACCAGATGCGTACGAGATACCGATGTACGAAGGATCAATTGAACAAGAACGCATGTACTAATGATTTCCGTCCCGTCAATGGTGACAACTCACTCGATATGCCGTCCGCGCTTCACAATGTTTTCGGTGGATGTCACAACGGTCAAGCGATCAACAAGCTATCGTTCGAGGAGAACGATGGTAAGTGGGGGTACATGGCAACCTGCTGCCCTCTGGAAGATCAATAAAAAAATATTGTCTACTGATAACACAAATGAACCCGGCAATCATCGGAGGACTCGTTTTGTTGATCATCATCGTCGTCGTCGCGGTGATGATGATGGGTGGTGGTGAAGGATCCCAGACCACGTCCACTGCCCCAGCAGCCGATTTATCAGAGGTGACCGATCCAGAACAACTCACGGCTGGTGTATCGGGCGCCGCCGCCGAAGCCGGCGACGAAGCGGCACAGTCCGCTAATGAAGCCGTCATGGAAGTGAGTGAAGAAGAAGAGGGCGAAGCCAAGGTGGTCGAAGTCACGGACGACGATCCGTCCGTCGAACCGAAGGACGTGGACGGATTAGTCGGACATTTCACGGGTGATTCGTGGGATGAAGACTCCAATACGTGGAAGGATTTGTCGGGTCAGGGCAACGACATCACCGATGTGATTGGCACACCGCTCGCGTTCGACGCGGACGACACGGCGAAGCACAAGTACGTGTACGGTGGTAAGGACGACGGTTTCCGCGTCCCGCAGGCGTGTCTCACGCGTGGGAAGAAATACACATTTTTCCACGTGTCCCGTTACGGTTCCCAGAACAAGGCGGATCAACATCGCATATTCGACGGAGTCGATTCGAACAATCTATCGGGATTCCACAACCAATACATCGGCATGGCGCACCGCGCCGGGTCGGGTGCGATCGGGAACTGGTGGAATGAAGACCATTTCATGTCACACTTTTACGGGTTGCAACCCGATGATACGGCGAAATTCACGATCAATGTCGATCAAAAACGTAAATACCGTATCGACGGCATCACGCGCACGGGTATCAGCGGCGGTCGCGAGGTTGTCACGACGCAAATGTCGGTCAACTACGGTCAGGCGAAGGCGGGCAACTGGGGTGGACACGGCGAAAGATCGGTGTGGAACATCGGGGAGATGATTTTCTTCGACCGCGAACTCGACGAAGATGACATTTTCAAGATTGAGAACTACCTCTTCAAGAAATGGAACGTCCCCAGGAAGGTGTACATAACATACGGTGGCTGGACACACAACAACTGGAACAGAGAAGACGGATGGTCGAGCGACAAACCGTGGGGTGGTTTGAACAACTCGGGTGCCGCCTGTGGAAGCGACGGTGTCATGACATATGCTCGACCGATTCACAGACACCATTACTACAACGCAGAACAGGAGAAGTGGCTTCCGAATAATCACTTTTATTCCGAGGCGGGGTGCATCGAAAATATCCACGGGGGGGAAGATCAAAAGCTTGAGGAGAAGAAAGGACCGATCGTCCCGATTCGCGCGGACAACATGACGGATCGTCAGAAATACCAGAAGCTTTTCAACATCGATTGTAAGGGTAAGGGTATCAACAGTTACCGATTCGAAAAGGTTGGCGACGATAATATGCGTTTAGTTTACAAGTGTCACAACCAGCCGACAATCAAAGAGAGCTGCAGTGATTTGGATACTATGACTCACGGTCGTGCCCAAGGTGCAAGTGCGGACGTCTTCGAGTCCTTGGATCTCATCGACGGACGTTGCCACGGGAAGGCAGTGACGAAGCTCGAGGCGTACGACAAGGAAGACGGCACGATGTGGCTCAAAGGTCGATGCTGCGCACTCGAAGATTTGGCGTAGGTCTTCGACGACGTCCAAGTAACTCCTCGTTTTCGCGTTCAACGTTCTCAAGTCTTCTAAACAGCCATGCGTTCTGTTCTCTCAGGGCTTGATACTCCAGACGGAGCACATCCAACTCAGAAGGTTCTTCGACGACCTTGTGACTTGGTTGATCGTCGTTCTCCTCCGCGCGGCGCTTGTTGTTCATCTTCGTCGCTCGGGTCGTCACTCCCATGACGAACGTCTTCGAATGAGGTGTTTCGCCAGGCGGGCACCCAGGGGAATTTTCAAATTTCAATTTTTCGCGCGCCCCATCCGAAAAAAAAATCTTTGCTATAAGTACAACAACTACAACCATGGCTGGTGGTCTCATGCAATTGGTGGCTTACGGCGCTCAAGACGTTTTCCTCACTTCGTCTCCCAAGGTGACTTTCTTCCAAGCGGTGTACAAGCGACACACGAACTTCGCGATGGAGACGATCCAACAGACTGTCAACGGCAGCCCGTCCGCGTCCTCCCGCGTCTCCGTCACGGTTGCGCGCAACGCCGATTTGCTCGCCGACATGTTCGTCGAACTCAAGGCGGCGTCCTCCGGTTTGTCCACGGACACCGAAGGTAACTCTGCGTGCTGGTTGGCGGAACGTGCCATCTCCTCCTGCGAATTGTCCATTGGTGGTCAAAAGATTGACAAGCACTACCAAAAGTGGTGGCGTTTGTACTCCGAGCTCTACTTGGATGAATCCAAGAAGGCTAACTGGGGCAAAATGACGACTGGTTTCCACGATTCCACCGTGTTCCTCCCGCTCATTTTCTTCTTCAACCGCAACCCGGGTCTTGCTTTGCCGTTGATCGCTCTTCAGTACCACGAAATCCGCCTCGATTTCGACCTTTCCTCCGAATTCGACACCTACACTGACGGTTCCACGTTCAAGGTGTGGGGGAATTATATTTTCCTCGATACCGAAGAACGTCGTCGTTTCTCCCAAAAGGCGCACGAATACCTCATCGAACAGGTGCAACACACTGGTACCGACACCGTCGA